TTCAAACATCACCACTGAAACCATCGACGGCAAGCCACATATCGTGGTTCGCGGCATCACGCCTGTCGTGGACGATATTGTGATGAACCGGAAGTTGTACCCGGCAGCAGAAATCGAAAAGGCCTACAACACGCTCGAGCGTAACCCGATGCCGCTGGGCCACCCGAAAGTGGACGGTAAACATGTTTCGGCGCGCGATGTCCGGGCGGTGAACGAGTACCACGTCGGTGCCTGGCTGCAGAACGTCAGCCACAAAGACGGGAAGGTGACGGGCGACATGTACGTTAACCGCCAGTACGCCGAGTCGAGCGATAAGGGCAAGCGCCTGATTAACCGCCTGGATGAGATGCTGGCCGGCACCAACTCCGACCCGATCCATATCTCCACCGGTCTGTTGTATTCCGGTATCGCCGCCAACGGCGAGTCGAAGGGCAAAAAGTACAACGAGATCGCCACCAACATGATGTTTGACCATGTTGCGGTGCTGCTTGATGAGCCCGGTGCTGGCACGCCGGAGGAGGGCGTTGGCATCTTCGTTAACTCAGAAGGTGATGAGCAGCAGATCGAAGTTGCCCGCCTGGCGGATGGTATCGACTGCACTCGTGACGGACTGATCAACAAGACCAAATTCTTCTTCACCAACGCCTCCAACTTCTCTTTCGACGACATCTCCCGGGCTATCAGCGACAAGCTGCGCGAGGGTGACGCCGAAGATAAGTGGCTTTGGCCTGAAACGGTGTGGCCGGACAGCTTCATCTACCGCGATGACACCAAATACCTGAAACAGAAGTACCTCATCGATGATGACGGCAAGGCCGTGTTCGTCGGCGAACCTGTAGAAGTCGTGCGCAAACCCACTGAGTACGAGATTAAAACCAACGGAGAGAACGATCCGATGAAAGAACTAATTATCAATGCGCTGCAAGCCGCTGGTAAGCCGACTGAAGGCAAGTCCGACGCCGAGCTGATGGACGCATACAACCAGATGAAGGCCGAAGAAGCCACCGCCAAGAAAAAAGGCGATGAAGAAATCGACCAGGAAACTGGCAAGCCTAAGAAAAAAGAGCAGGCCACCAATAACGAAGAGATGCCAGCGTGGGCGCAGAAACTCGCCGATCGCGTGGACGTCGTTTTCAACAGCCTGAACGCGAACGCCGACAAAGAGAAAGGTGAAAAGCGCGCAGCTGTGAAGCTGGCGATGAACATGAGCGATGACGAAGTCGCAGATCTGGACGGCAAGGCACTCGACGCGATGTACGCCAAGTGCCAGACCTCTTTCGGCCTGAACGGTGCATTCCGCCAGGTAACCAACACCCAATCAGTCAGCGAAATGCCGGAGTAAAAAATGGCTAAAGACGGAAAACACGTAATTCACGCCGGTGGCGTATTCCCTAATCCGCTGCTCAACCGTGAAGGTGCCGCGGCGGCCGCCACTAAGCCAGGTACTGTTGGCTTCTTCTCCGCCGCCAAGTTCACGGCCTCGGTTGATGGCAACGAAGAGGCGATCCTCTATGTTGCTGACTTTGACTATCTGCGCTGCCAGACGGTTGATGACTCAATCCCTGTGAATGAGTTGGTGGTTGGCATCCATCCAATGCCAGGCATGTTCCTTAACGTGCGCGCTGCGGCAGGTACTTACAAAAAAGGGCAGCCATTATCCATCGCAAACGGCCAGGTTAAAGCCCATGCCACAGGCGAGTCCATTCGCGCATATGTCGAAGAAGACACGGCGTACACCGTTGCTGCAGGCGATCTGCTGCGCGTCGTTATCAAGTAAGGAGCACCTGAATGCTTGTATTTTCTCGCTCTATCGGTGAACGCACCGGTAACCTCGAAGTCAACCAAGCGCAGTTCCGCGAGCTGGAGATGGCGCGCAACATGAGTGCGCAGTCTGTCGCTGACTTCATTGCCCGTGCTCGCTTCGGTGAAAACGGACACCTGGACGCGGTGAACGCGGTTGATGACATCCGCCGCATGTACCGTGCGTACGACCAGACAGTGCTGGCACAGTTCGAGCCGAACACCGAATTCACCCTGTTCAACGACCTGATGCCATTGTCACGCTCTGTCCGCCTGGAAGAGTCAGTGTATGAATATGCACGTACCGGCGGTCGTGGTTGGGCACACACCTCCATGTCCGGCCAGATCGGTGCGGCGCTGGATGCTCGCGCGTACAGCTTTGACGGCACCATGGTTCCGGTGCACGACAGCGGCTTCAAGTTCCACTGGCGTGATCCAATCTTCAACAAAGGGTCAGCATTGGCATCACTTGCCGATGCGCAGCGCGGCTCTGTTGATGATGTGCGCCGTAAAATCGTGGACTACATGTTCAACGGTTTCCGCGACTCGGAAGGCAACTTTGTTACCTTCGATGGCAAAACGTGGAAAGGCCTGAAGAACGATGAGCGCGTCGGCCAGGTTGATTTGGGCGCATCTGGCCTGAACATTGACTTCTCCAGCCGCACTACAACCGCAGAACAGAACCGAAACGGTGCGATCGCCCTGCGTGACACCATGAAGATCACCAATAACCAGTACGCGCCGCAGACCTGGTACGTATCCAGCGAGATCATGTCCAACTGGGAGCGCTATTTCAGCGACAATTACCAGTCCGGCACCATCCTGCAGGAAATCCTGAAGCTGTCCGGCATTGCCGCAGTGAAAGAAGACGCCGAACTCACAGGTAACCAGATTTTGGTGGTTCCTCTGACTGCCGGCGTTATCGCTCCGATCACTGGTCAGGCTGTGGGCACTGTTGCTGACCCTCGTCAGTTCTATAACAGCGACTACATCTGGCGCACCTGGGGCGCTATGGGCCTGATGGTCAAGCAGGATATCAACCTCAAACATGGCGTGCTCTTCGCGAGCAGCTAAGGAGAAATTGAATGGCACTGGTAGAAATCACAGCAGGTAACGTCTTCGCCGGTGCCAACCTCCGCAAACTGGAGGTTGGTGCGATCGTAGAAGTGGACGATGCAACAGCAGCGCGCTGGAAAGCGTCTGGCAAAGCAAAGGACACTGACAAGAAGAAAGGAGAGAAGCTTTCCTTCGAAGTGGCAACTCCGTCCGCGCAGGCGGCAGACCTTTCTGGCCTGCAAAAGCAACTCGCCGACGCGCTGGAGCAGAACCAAAAGCTAATCGCCGATGGTGAAGCAAAAGATAAGGCTCACGCCGACGCGCTGGCAGCAGAAACAAAACGTGCTCATGAGGCCGAAGCAGCACTGGCAGAAGCTATCAAGAAGGCGAAATAACCATGGCTGACCCAATCACAGCGGCAGACGTGCAGGCGTTCCTCGGTGAATTGGGTTACTCCATCCCGGGCGCGCTTCTTGAGCCAATTCTCTGCGTGGTGAACAAGATTATCCCGTGCCTCGATGGTGCGGGGTATGACGACTGCACCGCGAAGCTGATCCTGATGTACGCCGCAGCGCTTATGGCTACGTCGTCCGGCGCACGCCGCATCAAATCGCAGGGTGCGCCGTCCGGCGCGTCCCGTTCGTTTGATTATGGCGACGACAGCATCACCTGGCTGCGCGACTCGCTGGCCCGTCTCGATACCAGCGGATGCACCAGTGAGTTGCCAATAAGCGCCGGTAACAGTGTCGGGCTTTTCATGGTGGTGGGAGGTTGCTGATGCTTGAAGCAAAACAAATTGCCGAGCTGCTGAACCAGTTATTCGCGATAGACCCTGCGGCGGCGGCTGACCTGGTAAATCACCGGGTGGTATGCAACGACGCATTTCTCGGTAGCGACATTCCCTTTGTCTGCTCGCAGTCACGAGATGGCGTCATCACCATGGGTGTAGTTGGATTCGTTAACGCCATGGCTAAGCCAGGAACTGGTTACGCAGCAGCCGTCTATGACGATGGCGGACAACTTACCGGTTTCACAGTGGTAGGTGCGGAGTAATGACGTACAAATCAGTAACGGAAGGCAAGCCTAAGCCGCTCACCCGCGTATGGGTTGAAACCGACACCGGGCGGGAGACTACCGGCTACGTGAAATCGGACGGCGAGTGG